AGAACGAGATGTACACTTAAAAAATGCAGGTGCCAATCTTTCTAAAGATTACTTCATTCGTGAGTATGGACTGCAAGAAGAAGATCTGGTTGATCAAGTCCAAACTGGCTTCAATCAATTTACTGCATTGCCTAAGACGGCGTTTAACTTCAAGGCACAAGCAAACAAGCTATCACCTGAGCAGAAGGAGGTTGAAGAACTGACTGATGCACAGGATGAGATGCAGCTACTGAAACCAGATCAGGTCAAGGAGTTAATCTTTAAATCAAACAGCCCTGAAAGTCTGGCTTATAACTTGATGCAGTTAATACCTGGAGCAACACAAACTCAGTTCACAGCTAATCTGGATCAGGCTTTGTATGCTGCGGATGTGTTGGGGTATGTGACGGCTCAAAATGGGAAGTAAGCTATGCAACCAGTCACATTCCTTGAAGCCCTAGAATACGCTCACAGTAAAAAGATTGTGCTACCAGATGAATTCTATTCAATGGACCTTAAGACCCGGCAGATGGCAACCACGGTTAGCTTTCTATCGAGTCTTGAGCAGATTGAAACGGTCATCAAGGCAGTAAATAAATCCATTGCTGACGGCGGTACTTTCAAGGATTTTCAGAAGCTAATTGAAGCATCTGAAATTATTCTGCCAAAGCACTACCTGGATAATGTATTTCGTACCAATATCCAAAGTGCTTACGGTCACGGACGATGGCAACAACAGCAACGGAATAAGGCTAAACGACCTTACCTGATGTACTCGGCGATCAATGATAGTCGAGTGCGTCCAAGTCATTTGGCCTTGAATCGGATTGTATTGCCGATTGATCATCCGTTCTGGCTGACACATTATCCGCCGTTGGGCTTTCGTTGCCGGTGCACCGTGATTGCTTTAACCGAGAAGCAGGCACTGAAATACGGCATTACACCTGATGATCAGTTGCCTGAAATTGCCGAGGCTTTGGACTGGAGTTCTCATCCATTACAGTTTGGTGAACTTGAATCGCTGGTGGATAAAAAGATCAGTGCTTCGAGTTTAGATAAGGAATATCTCCTGGAGCAGAAAGAAGTTATTAAGGCTGAATGGACGGCGAGTAAAAAGCTCACTAGCCTATTTACTCCGATGGATGATAAGACTCGGGACTTATTCGATACTGTGGCCAATACAGTAATACCACTTGATCCAAGCATTCGACCAAGTGCGATTCGCACCTTCTTGGACTATGTGCAGGGAAATGATGCCGCACTGACTGGCTATTTAAACTCTGCTACAGGCTCACTAGCTGATGATGTACTTAAGCGCTGGCTGAGTGCAGACATGGCAGCGATTCAAACTGTGGCAAGCAATACGGCTTCTACCGTAGTAGGTGCTGCAACTCTTAATCAAGTAGCGGCTTATCAGGTAGAGCAAACACTTCAATTGAATGCGCCGTTGCTGATGGCTGATACAGCTTCAGATATCGTGATTAAGATTGAGAATGCTAAAGGCTTGGGTGTTGATCTGGATATGTTGAATGCTGGTAACGGCGTTTTAATACCGATGGGATTGTCATTTGAGGTTGTTTCGATTGAAGCGGTTGAAGGGCAGATGGTTTATACGATCAGACCACTAGTTAATTAATCTTTTAATTAACTAATCTGCTATAGGACAATGTTTAAGCTACATTTTTTATACAACGAATGGAATATTTAAATATTGGATTAGGGGCAAAGTAGACTTATAAAATCTGTACAGCTTAGTCACTTGGTTGGGATATGGTTTGTTTTGCAATTGAGATCGAAATACCTGCAGATAAGTGCCCTAAAATAAGAGGCCGAAAGCGTTTAATAAGAGAAGGAAAGGCAAGGGTTCTTTTGTCAAATAATACTTCTACAAGGAGAGCGCTTACGGGATTTACAAGGTATGGGGTATCTAGCGGAAGGAATGCAATAGTCTTAACTCCATATGAGTTCAAAGATCGTGAGAACCAGATAACAAACTTTCTAAATAAGAGGTTTGATAGTGAATGGAAACTTAAGCTGATACCTATAAAGAATACTTGAACTATTTACCCACCTCGGTGGGTTTATTTGTAGCTATTTTACGCCGTCCGAAAGGGCGGTTTTTTTATGGAGCATGAGAAATGCCAAAAGAAGAGGAACATAAGCCGAATCAGTATTGCTTCCAGGTCGGTAACTTAAATGTCGATCAAGCTGAAGATGGCAAGAAGAAGCGGACTTTCTCCGGTGTTGCATACAGTGGTGAAGTTATTACCGATCATTGGTATTGGGATCGAATCATCTTTGATCTTGATTCTATGCAAATTAAAGGCCGAATCCCTGCGTTACTGGATCACTCAACCCGGCAACGTGCTGGAGCCATCAATAGCCACAGCATTGATCACCAGAACGGCCTAACAGTTTCAGGCGATCTAATGAGTAATGAATTTGGTACTCAGGTTGCTCAGGACTCTGACGATGGCTTTCCATGGCAGATGTCAGTGCGAATTGAACCCTCTGCAGTCGAAGAAATCCAAGCGGGTGCATCAGTCACTGTAAATGGAAAAGTGCATCAAGGGCCTATCACGGTTTTCCGTGGTGGTCGTATTCGTGAGGTGTCTTTCTGTGCTTTGGGTGCGGATGACAATACAAACGCAGTGGCAGCAAGTCACTCTCCAAAACAATTTAATCAACCAGAGGACACAGACGTGACCGAATTAGAAAAGGCTCAGGCCAAAATTACCGAATTGGAAGGTCAGGTGAATACTCTGACTGAACAAAACAAACAATTCGCAGCAGCAAAACGTGAAGCTGAAATCACTGCATTAGGTAAAGACCTGGGCAAAGAATTCAGCGCTGAAGATATTGAAGAAATGAAAAAGCTTGATGATGGTGCATTTGCATTCTCAGCTAAGCAACTTCGTCAATTTTCTGCAGGTAGCCAGCAACCACCAGCTACACCACAAACACAACAAACACCAAGTGTAAATCCGGCATTTGCTCACCTGTTTAGCCATCAAGCTAATCCGGGGCAAGGTGGTCAGTCGAATAATACCGACACTCACAAATTCACTTCTGGTGCACAAGCATTCGCAGAACAAAACAAGGGGAAATAATTCATGAGCCAGGTTATTCCAAAAATTACGGTCCAGTCTAAAAAGCTGGTCCTAGACAATGAAAAGTTACGACGTGCCAATGCCAAAGTAACTACCGCTACAGCCTATAAAAAAGGTGACTTACTTACACTTTCAGATGCGAATGTACTCACACACGCTACTGATGAAAAAACATGGGATGTGATTTGTGGCCAAGACGTTACGGCTGCAGAAGCCACAATCAAGGCCGCTGATGGAATCGAAATTCCGGTCTACTACGGCGGGGTTTTCAGTATTGAAGCTGTATCGCTTAATGGGACTTTGCTTGCTGCTGAAGAATATGATGCAGCGCGTGCACAGGCAACTAAAAACAAAATCGAACTTTCTAAGGTGTAAACAACATGCCACAGTCTTTTAATATTGAAGGTGCTCCACTTGAACTTCTTGATGTGGGTGAGCTGGCACTGATCCACTCGAATTACCGTCCAATGGACACATGGCTTTTAGATAAGCTTTTCCCAAACCGCCCGTTATTCACACGTGATGATGTGCCTCTGGCTGAGCTTTCAGCTGAACATGATCTGGCGCCGTTGGTATCTCCGCAACAGCCTGGCAAGCCATTTGATACTACTCAATCTGGTGAAGTACGCCACGTTAAACCGGCTTACTACAAGCCAAAGAATCAGGTCACTCCGGCAGAAACTTTTGAAATTGCCTTGCTTGAGCGTTTACGTACTGCAGGTATCATCTCAACTGGTAACCAGCGACTATCTGAGCAAGAGCAAATGATCATTGCTCAAATCTCAGTGATGAAACGCAACCATGATGCGATTGATAACTCAGTCATGATGATGGCTATCGATTTACTGAAAAATGGTAAATACACGCTTCACTCAGATGATTATGAGCTCAACCTGGTGGATTACCGTCGTGATGCGTCTTTGACATATACGCCGTTGGTCAAATGGAATGAAGCGGGTGCCAAGCCAGTAACGGATATTCGCACCATGCTTGAACGTCAATTGGCTGCTGATGGTGGTGAAGCTAAGCTGTCTGTTATGTCTGGCTTGGTTTGGGCGGCTCTCTGGAACAATGAAGAATTCAAAAAAGAATTCATCACGCCATATGCGGGTATTTCTGTTCCAGTGAATCCAAGCTTTGGTGTAAAAGAATCAGCAACCTTCAAAGGAACCTTTGATGGAATCGAATTCTGGGTATATGACGCAACTTACCGTAACAAAGGTCAAGTGAAGCGCTTTATTCCTAAAGATTACTTCTCACTAATCTCTGATACCAATGGTTCGGTAGCTCACTGTAAGATCAAGAACATGCTGGCCAACGGCGTTGCTCAGCAGTACTTTGACCGTCAATGGTACTGTGAAGATCCAAGCGGCATCATGCTGATGACCGAATCTGCTCCACTGGTTGTGCCGTCTAATAAGAACGGTGTCGTTGGTGGTACTGGCTTTATCACTCTATAAGGAGCAAGACATGCCGAAGTACACAGCAAAACAATCCATCGGGCATTTTATGCCAGGTGATGAAATCAAAGGGCTTGAAGCTAAACAACTTCAGGCCCTTTTAGCATCTGGGGCTATTGAAGAATATCAAGAGCCGGAAGAGCCAGAAGCAGACAATACCGCTGCTCGTCTGGCTGAACTTGAAAAGGCTAATGCTGAGCTGACTAAAGCCAACACTAATCTTGAATCTGCGAAAACGAAGGCTGAAAAAGAAGTGGATGAGCTTAAAGCCAAGGTGGCTGAACTGGAAAAGGTGAAGTCTGCTGCAAAACCTAAAGCAGACCCAAAGCCTGCTGACGAAACCAAGTAGGTGATCTATGTATGCGACTGAAGCAGATTTGGTCGCACGATTTGGTGATGAGATTGAAAATCTGAAAGCGATGCTTCCTTCTCAGTCTTCAATAACTGATGCAATTCAGGATGCAACAGAGGAGATTAACGGTCATATCGGTGGTCGTTATCCTTTGCCACTTCCCAATGTGCCTAGTAACTTAAAGCGTATGGCGTGTGACATCGCACGCTATCGTCTTTACTTCCAGCAACCCATCGAAGAGGCCCGGAAGCGTTATGAGGATGCAATTGCATTCTTAAAACGTGTGGCTGATAACAAAGCACATTTGCAGATTCAGTTACCAGAAACAAACCAGATCGTGGATGACCAACCTAAAGGACGACCTTCAACAGCACCAGTCGGTACTTCATATACCGGTGGTGTATTTGGAGATTCTATCCTGGACCAGATGCCCAGCTTGAAGTGAGGTGCTTATGGCTTTTGCAATAACCATTCAAGCTGATAGTTCACCTATTGAAGCAGTGCTTAAGCAATTAGGTAACTTTGAATCATTAAAGAACCAGCTGTTTGATGAGATTGGTGCTGGACTTGTGGATAGTGTGCAGCATCGATTCTTAACAGGTACTGATGTTGATGGTAATCCATGGAAGATTTCATGGCGTGCACGTATGCAGGGTGGTGAAACGCTTCGAGATACTGGCCGCCTGATGAATTCCTACACACACAATGTTCTTTCAAATGGTGTGGAGGTGGGTACAGATGTTGCGTATGCACCCCATCTGCATTACGGCGCAACAATCTTACCTAAGAATGGCCAATACATCACCTTTGCAGTTGGTGGCCAGTATCGAAAGGTTAAGCAATCAGTTCTACCGCCACGGACCCAGCTCGGTATTAATGCTGAAGATGAGGTAATGATTTTGGATATTGTCGGGAGTTTTATAGATGAGCACCTTCTTCGCGGTGCGTGATGAGATTGCAGAAAAGCTGAAAGAAATTCCAGAACTTCTAAAGATCTATACGCCGTTAAACTCAGTCAGCGTAACCGAGATGTCGCAGGTTACGCCGTCAGCACACGTCAATTTTGTCCGTATCGACAAGAAAGCCAGTGCAGGGCGTGGAAGTATTAATCAGATCGGTCAGCAATGGGCGGTCACGGTGGCATGTCGTAATGCTCAATCTCAGATGACTGATGGCCGAGCGGTGAGTGATGAAGCTGGGTTGTTAACCGAGAAGGTCATTCAATTACTTTCCGGCTGGCAGCCTCAGGCATCACGAACGGCACTAGAAATGATTTCGGTTCGGGATGGCTATAGTCCAGGCTTTGCATACATCACTATTATTTTTGAATCACAAAAATTCATTTAGGAGCCAGTCATGGCAAAACAATATAAGGCAACTCAGCCTGTCGGCCGCTTTCAAAAAGGCGATATGGTCGGCGGGCTGGATGATGCGCAAATTAAAAAATTAGTGGCGGATGGTGTGATTCAGGAAGTACCTGAACCTAAATCTGCTCCAGCTAAGAAAACCACAGGGGATGAAAAGTAATGGCTAATTCAAATGTGATTTCACTTCAGGGTGAACTTCATCTAGCGAAAATGGTTAGTGGTGTACCAGCTGCATTACTGCCGGTTGGTAGTACTCCAGAATTACAGATTGCTATTTCAACTGAGTCTACTGACCACTATGAAAGTAAAACTGGTCTACGTTCGAAAGATGCTGTCTTATACAAGCAAACTGGTGTTGCTATCTCAGGGACAATTGAAGAGGTTACTAAGGAAAATTTAGAGTTAATCCTTAGCGGTAAATCAATTGAAATTCCTGAGGCTCAGCTGACTGATATCGATTTAGGTACAGTACAGATTGGTGCCATGATCGATCTGGGCCATCGCAATTTAAGCGAAGTGGCTTTTAAGGATAGTTCGGACGCTGCTATTGAGGCAGACAAATATTTGCTTGATTCAGTTTATGGCACCGTAATTTTTAACGAAGCTGTAACTGGTCCAGTTAAATTTTCTGCTAAAGCTGGTGCTAAGACACGTACGACAATTGCCAATAACATTGGGAATGAATATCGAATCCTTTTCAAAGGTATTGATACCCTCACTGGTGATAAGGTTGTCATGACATTATGGAGTGTGAAATTCTCACCAGATACTGAATTTGATCTGATCCATGAAGACTTTGGGTCTTATTCAATTGAAGGTGAAGCTCTCGCAGATATCTCAAAAGCCAATGATGCTGAACTAAGTGTCTTTGGCCATATTGAGCGCTTCAGTGTAGCTGCTTAAACCCATAAACCATACAGGCACAAAGAAATCCACGGCGCATTAGCGTCTTTTTTTGTGCCTGCCTTATAGTAATAAGTCTTAAAACATTTAAGATGAAACTTAATAAATAGTAAAAAATAAAGATTATGTAATCTTTTGTTATTCTAATTTTCATCTGATGGGGATATAAAAGATATTCACTTCACGTTAAGAATAAAACTGCTATGACTAAAATAGAAATATTTGTCTCCATCCTAGCCGTAATAATTATTTCTACTATTATTTATCTTGTGTGTCAGCCAGTTAACTAATTAAGAACCTCCTTCGGGAGGTTTTAAATAACTTGAAATCTTTATTAATTATTTAATATTTACATAAAAAAGCCCTAAAGCGTCTAAACATAAAATTACAAAAGTATGTGCAAATACAATCAGCTTAATCAACAAAATAATGTAAAGTTCCGCCTTTAGGAAAAGGGGGGCTTATGAAACATATAGTTTTTTTGTTGGTTTTTACAATATTAACTGGATGTAGTCAGCAAGAATTTAATGCTCAATCTTCTAATCCAGAGATATTAAAAGAACAACAGCTCAAATCAATACGAGAGATAACTAAAACTTTTCTTCCAAATCCTGATTCAGCTAAGTTTCGTAATCAAATAGGAGAGTGTGGAGAGGTAAGTTATAGGGACAAAGATAACAAATACACTGCTTTCCAACGCTTTGTTGTGATTGAAAAAAATATAGTGCTTGTAGAAAATCAGATGGATCCAAAGCAATTTGAGCTTTCATGGAAGAATGGTTGTACGCCAAGCTGGAAGTAATTAAAAAGCCCTTTAATTAAGGGCTTTCTTTTATTCACCAGATGATTCAGATTTTTGATCTTTTTCATTTC